ATTTTTCGAGCAGCTTGAGCTTCACTCATCAAGTCTTGTGAAGTTGCACCAACCAAGGCCGGATTTTTATTCCGTCCTACGAACGATTGCTGCGCGGAGGACATACCTCCTGTATTAATAGACGATTGTACGTTATTACTACCTCCTGCCGGAGCAGCAGATTGTTTAACACCGATCAAATCTAAAACCGCTTTAGGAGTACGTGCAGCAAGTGCATTGAACTCTTCAGCAGTCATCCCGAGTTCCCGAGCTTTACCATAAAACACTTCTGCAGCTTTGTCACCATAAGTGGCTTGCACTGCATTCTTAACAGTTTCAATGTTGCTCTTTTGCAAGGCTTCCTGTTGTGTTTTGGTCAGGGTACGCGAGACGATTTCAGCAATTTTCTCTTCAGAAATAACAGCTTCTTGGTTTGTTCCACCTTGATTGTTATTACCAGAAGTGAGGGCTTGAAGTGTACGCTCCAGTTCCGCAATCTTCTCAGCTTCCTTCCTCGCGCTTTCCAATTCTTGTTCCCGTTCTTTCAACGTAGTTGTTAGCTGCGGAATATATTCTTGCGAGTGACGTAAAGCGACAAGAGCATCTTGAAGGGTTTTATACTTCGGCTCTCCTCTCTCGTTCTTGATTGAGCCAAGCAGGTTAGCAATGGCATCAGCATTCTGAGAGTCAGCAGAGTTGCTAGTTCCGCCGTTGTTTTGGTTTTCAGGGGTTACCTGAGAATTATCTTGATTAAAGATACTGTTCGGGTCTGACACAGTTCTATTCTTTCATAAAGTTGATGGCAGACACCTTCGGATTCGAACCGAAATCTAACGGATTTGGAGGCCGTTGTTTTGCCAGTTAAACTAGGTGCATGTGATTGGTGCCCACCGTAGGATTCGAACCTACAACTCGCTTCTTACAAGGAAGGTGTCTTGGCCATTAGACTAGACAGGCATGTTTGGTGTGCATAGTAGGACTCGAACCTACAAAATTCAGTTTCTAAGACTGACACGTATACCAAATTCCGTCATACGCACAATGTTCTGGTCTGTGTAGAAGGATTTGAACCTCCGACCTCCTGACTCCAAATCAGGCCGTCTACCAAGCTGACATTATACACAGATGGAGCGGGTAGTCGGTAACGATCCGATCTACGCAAACTTGGAAGGATTGCATGTATCCATAAACACCTTACCCGCATATATTATATATTACATTATTTATTAGAGAAGTAATATATACTAAGTATTTACTTATATCTAATATATTCTTATTTATCGACAGAATTACTAGAAATTAATGAAATAACTTCATATAAAGCTCTTTCATATCCAATTCCATCTGCTTGTTTAAATGCCCAAGCAGGGTCTTCGTAATTAGATTTTTCGCGTAAAGACTTATTTGAGTTGTCGATTTTGGATTTTAACAGTTCGACAATTCGTTGACGAACATGGGCAGCAGAAGCAAACTGCTGCCTAAATTCGTCTTTCTGTTCTTCGTTTAATCCACTAAGTAGACTTGTTTTCATTGAAGAGGAAGGTCCATAGATTGTTCAACTTGTAAATCTTCACCAGCTTGATTGGCTAAACGAGCAGTTTCTTGTTGCTCAAAAACAGCAACATTTGGCGTAAACAATTGATAACGCGTTAGGCCAAGAACATCTTCAACAAGTGCTGCAAGATTCTTTGAACTAATATGCGGACCAATTTGTTGCCAAACAGGTGTATTAGACAATTGGGTTAGATTCTGTACTAGCTGAGCTTGTGCTGCAAAATGACGAGCACCAATTGGGCGAAGAACACCAGATGCGGTGATATCTTCTTTTGTAATTGTCATGAAGTCTTCAGTACCAAGATCATCATCAATTACACGTACAATATCAGTAGCATCCATTTGTCTACGAGCCACTTCAAGCATTGCATTTAGAACAGGTTCTTCTAACTGAATTTCGAATGTCGTAATCTTTTCTTGGAAAATACGACCAGCAGCATTCTGCAACTGTTGAATTTCGAAAGCCGTTTTTTCACCTGCGGAACGAATACCCATAGCTTCACGAGGAGCACCAGCATATTGTTCCATTCGCATCTCAAGTTTGTCAATGTTATTTTCAGCCGTAATTACCCATTGAGCACCACGAGCCAGTTCAGTAACATCTCCATTTTCATCAATGTGAATTTCAGCATTTGGAGCATATTCAAACTCTTCTACATCACCTTTAATAACAAGAGGAGGCAGAACAGCTAAATCCATTGCATCAGCTTTTAGATTCTCAAGATGATCAATTCGATATTGAATACCAATTAAATTCTCAAGAGGACCCATAGACCAGAGATTATCTGGTCGTGTACGCCAACCAACATGGTAGATAGGAGCAACACCAAGCCAACTTGGGATTGCTTTATTATCAATCACCCACATCCGATCAGCAACAGTGATGATTCGATTACGTTGCAATTCACTCGTTGCTTCATTGTAGATATCTCCGTAGAAAGTTAAGAGTTCTACATATCCACTACGAAGATATTCAAAATAATCACCGAAACCATCAACCATAAAACCATCAGCTTTATCTGCGTCTTCCATAGACATATTGGAAGTACCAGTAAGCATTTTTTTACGATTTTCAAGAGCATTAGCCAGAAATTTATTTCCTGGATTATCTTGACTCATTGCTACTAGATCAGCAACAGTTTTTACCGAACGAACAATCTTAAAAGATTTTGTAAAATCTGAGGCAAGAGGATTAAATACAATATCTAAAGGACTGATACGATAAACTTTAGGTCCTTGATAAATTGGACTACGATCACCGTTGTCATCAATTTTAGAAGAAGATTCGTAATCTACATATGCAAACGCATTTCCATAATCAATATAATCATAGAGAAGTTTGCTAATTTCAGTACGAAATCCTCCCATACGTGTCTTGTTAGACATATAAGCAGTGATGGCTTTCTTTTTCTTTGCCATACCATCACTTGGGCTATACGACTCCCATTTCAACCAATCGTCATTAGGAAACAGAGCAGACACATAATTAGAATGTAGGTTATCTCTAATTTGACAAAGCTTAGGTAGAGTTGTGCTGTTCTTCCAAGGAAGAGACTTATTGGTTGTAGTTGTTGTATCAGTCGCAAAAATATAATTGCGAAGTTCTTTCCAAAGCGCAATTTGTTCTTGTCGTTGTCGGTTATAGGAATCCCAGGTAAATGCAATGTGCTGGGCAACTTGGTCCCGACCAAACATTGTACCGATACTAAGAGGTTTTGTAGACATATTTCTTATGCAAAACGTACACCACCAAAGCGTGGATGATATACGACAGTTGATCTAAAATCACTGTCAATTCGCCGAGAGCGTTTAGGCTTTACAGCAATTTCAACAGCACTTGCTAAAGCATCTTTAATGTCATCATGTGGAGGACGAGCTAAAACAAGTTCCTCTTCAAGTACATCTGTATATCCGCCTTTATAGTGCCAGATTACTTGGTTGTCATAACGATGCTCTAAGGCAGAAGCAATACGTTCAGCTTTACTACCTTCATTACGAGTTGGACGATGTTCATCAATTGAAATTGTTAGTCCTTCTTCTCGTAGTTTATCTTTTAAGTCACGAACAATAACAGTTTGAGCCACTGTTACTTCAGCTCGTAATTTTTTAAATTCCCATTTCGAATGCAGATCAGCAATGTGCTTAAAGTACTCACTGATTTTATCACTTTTGAATACGTCAATATCTAAGATATAGATAAAACCTTCTTCATCAATTCCAATCACAACAATTGCAGTATTGTCAGATTTTTTACTTAACGAGAAAGCAAAGTCAATTGCAGCATAGATATTCAGACGATTCTTTTTGTAATACCAATTACCACCTTCTTGTTTAAGGTGTTTTCGATCATAGTATTGAAACTTAGATCGATCAATTCGATTCGATCCTGGGTCATTTGGATCGTTGTAGTACTGAGCATAGAATTGGGTACGATCAGCATATTCAGCACGAATACGCGAAAGTACTTGGGCATCAAATCCAAAATACTTTCCGTCAGAACGCATGGTTTTAGGCCATAGAAAAATACCATCACGTTCAACACCAAATTCTTGAATATTCCAAACACTTTCGCGTCCTACGATATTACCTTCCGCATCATACACATCATACTCTTGGCTTTTCCAAGTAGCATAAATATCCGAAGGATGGTATCGCGTTCCACAGGCCATTGTAAAGCCACCTGCGTTACGGATAGAGGTGAATTGAGAACTCTTCTTTAGAACTCCTTCACGACCATCCTCCGTATAAGCATTCTCAGGAACAACTAAGTCGTCCGCAATAATGATGTCAGCATGCCAGCCAGTTGTATTAGTTGTCAACCCAGCAGTGGATACTGTAGCATCACGAATGCCTTCCTTACGTCTTTTTACGTGATCAATAGAGAACTTTCGTTGACTCCATTTCTCACGTTTACCTTCTTGCGGGTTAATATACTCAGGGAAGTATCGTTGGTAGACTGAACTACCTAGAATATTTTGAATGGCAAATAACTGTGTTTCTGCAAGTTCAGCCGTAGCTGAAACATAAAGAATAGTTACTTCAGGATGACGAGTGATAATCCAAGCAGCCCATGTTGCCACCATATGACTCTTTAAGTGGGCACGAGGAAGCATGATTAATTTGTTACTGGTATGAGTTTCACCCATTCCATATAACGTATAATTTTCCATCCACTTAAATAGTTTCTTGTGAATATCCCCATAAATATATCCAGGATTCACAAGACGAGCAAAAAAGAAGAGATCATTTTGAGCAGTCTCTCTAATTTGCTTTGCATCGGCAGGCATTTTGTCGAGCCGGGCTTGCGCCTCTTTTAGCCAAATGTCTTCTTCTCTAGCCATTTTACGTTCCTAGTAGTCGAATTACGTCGCCACCATATTCATCATTAATGTGTTCGTTAATTTTAGCAAGCTTTTCTTTCTCAGCCTTGGTTGGCCGTCCTGCTCCACGAACATCCCATCCACGATCTGCAAGCCATTTAGTTGCTTGATAATTGCCTGTTTCAGCATTCTGAATCATCTTCATAGTTGCTTCAGATCGTAATTTTACTTCAAGTTCATCACGCCATTCATCAATGTGTTTGCGTAACACTTTATTTTCACATACTCGTTGCCAATGTTTCCAACCAAGGAAATATGTATTGGCAAATTGATATTCAGTAGGATCACTCATTTCAATGAATCGTTTTTTCAAAGAAATGTATTGTTTACCATTTAACTCATGATCGTAATCTTTTAGAGTATAAATCGCACGTTCCCCATATCCAATTTCTAGAAATAGGGATTGTGTTAACGGCTTTCCTTCTGAATCGAGAAAAACTTCTCGTTCAAACATGTTAATCCTTAAATATGTTTTCCACTAGGATCAGCAGCATCAAGAATTAAAGCAAAAGCATAAGCTACTTTTTGACGCCAAGTTCCTTGATATTGTTTATCTTCATGGGCATATCGCTTTAATCTACCTGTAACTAATTCAAATGGTTTAGCTGGAAGATTCCAAAAAGGCAGAGATAAAGCAATATTCATTAACCAATCCAGTAAAACTGCAGGAGGGAGTACGGTTAGATATCCCAACCATTTCATTACTGGTGGAGCAATGTTATTATCAATTGCTCGTTTTAAATTCATTACTGCTAGATAATAAATCCATAAAATATAGAATCCAACAATATAGTACACAATAACCATAACCCTCCCTATTGGTATTATAGTTTATTAAGTTCTTGTTTAATTTGATCGTCAAGTTCTCTCATACGTTTATACGTAATGAAAGCAATTGGTGCATCAGGTTGACAAGCTGCTGCATAAAGTTGATCTCGATTTAATCCAAGATTCGACAAGGCATATGCTTCAGCAGCTTCTAATTCTCGTTCACGTTGCATACGTAATGTACCACGAAGTTGAATTTCTTCAAGTTCTGCAATTTTAGCAAGAGCTTTGTTACGAGTAATTTCAGCAATTTGCTCATCACTCTTTTTTGTATATACTACATAAGGAGCTTCATCTTGCTCAGTTTTATAGTATGTATCTTCTGTATAGTCTTCTGGAGGACTTGGTTCAATAACCTCAATCACCCCAAGTTGATTTCTCAACTCAGGGGATTGTAAATTACCATATCGTGTTCCATCAGGACCAACAAAAGGAGTAAAAATATTTACTCGTTTGTTATTATAGATAAACATTTATTTCCTTATCTTGCGTTGGCGAATTGGAAAGGCAGGTCTGCGAAGGCAGCGAAGATGTATGTACCGCCGCTGGCGTTAGTTGATACCCCGCTTCCACGGAGTTTGAATCCGTTAGATAGCACATCGAGAAAGTACGGGGTCGCCTCCGCGCCACTTGTGTTTGCAAATAGCACAGCCTGCATTTGGTTGGATGGTTGCCGTGCGGTATCCCATGTGTGCCAGCCGAAACCAGCGGTGTCTGTCCGCTTTATTAGGACGTACCTCGGCCTAAACCCGCAGTACACAAACGGCCCATCAGCCGATCCGTTGCCGGTGTAGCTGCCGAACTTGGAGTAGCCGGGGATTTCTGCGAACACATACGCCACGTATGTCCCACCACTCCCATTCGTCGCAGCGTTTGTACCAACGTTGATGACTGTCGAAGTCGGTGAGGATGAGTTGAAATTCGTCCCTGCTGCGGTCTGGGCGTCTGCTGCGTTCAAGAACAAAACACGGTCTGATCCAGTGGCTGCAACTGGCTGAACCCAAACAGGCCAGTCACCCGTCGAGTTGCGCCGCTTCACGATCACCATCTTTGGCGCAGCACCCAGCCCATGCCCCACCGTGGCGTTCGCACCCGTGCCCGTGTACGTCACTATGCTGAACCCAGCATCCGTGTTCGCGCTTACCTGGGAGGTGATGCTACCTGCGGTGTTGGTGACTGCGGCGCCGCCTGCTTTCCAGTTCCACGCAACCATTGCATTGCCATTCCCGTTGGTCACTGACCCGCTACCAGAACCAAGCGAAAAACCATCGGTGTCGAAGGAAAGAAAATCTGTGGCAAAGGTCTGTTCTGCGCTGGTGCTCTCGGAGTACAAGAACTTACCTGCGCCACGGATGGCATCAAGCAAACCATGAGAGGAAGAGACGCTCCGGTTTTTTGTCCAGACAAAATCAGGCTGGAAGCCAACGCCGGTAACAGACCGTGCAGCACCTGTTCCGGTGTACGTCACTACTCCAAAATGCTTCCTCGGATTCGCAGCCGCGCCAGTAGGCGTAGGCAGGTTGGAAGTACAGAGTGCTTTAAACCCGGTTGGTGGGGTGTAGGCGAATGGGCGCTGGCCGTGATTGATGGCGACAGTGTTTGAGGTATTGCCGACTGCTCCGACATAGGGCATCCACGTCTTGCCAGTGCTGACCAGATCGGTGTGCGCTGCGTTGGTTCCAGCCACTGGATCGCCGCTGTTATGCCACCCGGCTGGGCCGCCGACGAACAGTCGGCCGTTGTCCATGTCAACCGCGACACGCATCACGTTGCTAGCAGTCACTTGGACGCCATAGGCCGAACTCACATAGCCAGCACCTGAGTTACTTAGGCGTGTGCCGTCGAATGAGTTGGCGGTGCGGAAGAAGTTGAGGGAATCGGCGTCGGTACTCTGCGACGAGCGCTTCATGTCCACTGCGCCTACACCTGCTGTGATGTAGACCGTGCCGCCCCCCACACCGGACGCGGAAATCAGCGGAACCTCGAAATACCACTTGCCGCTTGAAGGTATGGCGATGCCACTACGCGCCCAACAGTTGAAAGTCGTGCGGTCTAGTGTGACATTCAGGTTCGCAGAACCAAGCGTAACTCCGCCAGCGGAAAAGCAGTCCAGCGGATTCCACGTCGCATAGTTATTCGTCGGCGAGTCCAGCATCCAGTCATACGTCACACCAGCCGTCAGCGAGATGTTGTTCAGCGTCCAGTTGTTGCTGTTACCCGAGGCGTCTGCGCCGAGCGTGGTCAGGCTGGTGCCATTGCTGAACGGTAGGTAGAAGCCATTGGTGCCGTAGGTGCCGGTGTACTTCTTGGGCTTCCAGCGGTTGGTGACAACGCTGTCGAACTCGCCGAAGCTGCTGGGGGTCAGGGCTTGGCCATCGATGAAGTTGATTTCGGAGAGGTAACCGTCGAAATACTCAGCAGCAGACAGCGATGCGCGGCCAATGTAGTGCGTGACACCAGACGCATTGATGTTGAGGCTGGAGTTTTGAGCATACGCAACAACGCTGAGAGTCTGCTGTTCACCATTCACCCACAAGCGCATCCCGTTTGTACTGGATGCCTGCGTCATGTCAATGGACAGGACAATGTGGTACCAGGCTGACGGGTCGCGGCGCACTGCGCTGGTGGTGAACCGGGCTACATCAGTCGAACCTGTCGCGCACTGCAGTACGAGTTGATCGCTGCTGTTAAAGCCAAAGTAAAAGAAGTTTGAAGATGCACTGCCAGCGGTCAGAATGTCCTGCAGTGCGCCAAGAGAGCCACGCTTCACCAACGCAGACAGCGTGATGGTTTTCTGGTTGGTGGTACTACCAGGAGTCCGGCTCAAGTACGCCGAAGCGCTAGCCCGCAGTCGCAGGGAGTTATTAATTAAATATCCATCTTCAATAGCACTATTGCTGACAAACATAAAAATCCTTAACGAAGATCAGCAGAGTGTCCATCATAGATGAGAGTATTACTCGCTCCGCCGATAAATGTAATTACGTCAAAAGCGCCATTAGTAGTTGTCCCAGATGTGATCTTAGGAATTGCTGAAGGGAACTTATACGCACTATTCCAGGCAAACGAACGAGAATTCGTATCACCAGCTTTTAGAATGAATTTATACATAGCACCTTCAACAATATTACTTGGTGCTCCAAACGTCACAGTAATGGCGTTTGTCAATGTAATCAAATTCAATTGTCCTTTAGTGGAAGCATCATACGTATACGAAGATGTAGTACTTACGGTATCTGTGTTTAGATACGCAGGACGTTGATGTGCTGTCCAACTTTGCGTTACATCCAATTTAGCCGTATCAACATCATATCCCTGTACAGTGCTACCAATATTTGCGCTTTTTAGAATTGTAGCATCTGCAGGCTCTGCGCTAATAGCTGTACGAGCAGCAGCAGCATCTACCGCAGTGAATACAGCCTTACCAACTGTTGTACCACCAAGGTTACTTAACGAAAGATCAGGAGATGTTACATCGCTTAAATTGTTTGATCCAAGCATATCTCCAGAACCAACACCAGCAGTTCCTCGTTTACTAAGCACTCCCCAGTACCCAAGGCCATAGTCAGCATCAATATTTGCTCCAGACGACGTATGCGCTGTTAAACAAATAAGGCTCCAACCATCATACAAACCAGTGCCAGTGACAATGTTGTTTTCTACATAGGCAGTGACTGTAGTCCATCCGCCTTTAAATTCCCATCCGACAATTTGAGCAGCAGCCGCCTCAGCCGCAATACGAGCTGCATCAGCATCATTTGCATCCGCATCTGCTAACGAAGCAGAATTAGCTGCAGCATTTGCACTATTAGCCGCATTTGTCTCGCTAATAGCAGCAGCATCTGCACTTGCTTGTGCATTAGTAGCTGCCTGTCCAAATTGGGCTTCTGCCCATCCCTTATTCACTACATCTGTATTCGTTGTAGGATCAGGAACGTTATAGATGCGTTGACTATTCGCATCAATGTTTGCTTGAAGGCGATTATCTTCACCAGCAGGAGGATTACGATAGAGCACTTTGTTATTTAGCTCTGTCGCAATCTTTTGAAAATTGTTATTGATCTTTGAGAGATTATAGCCACTGGCAATGTTCTCAAGAGTGATCTTACTCATTGTTAATCCTTTCGATCATTTGTCGTGCTCTCTCATACTGTTGGAAATAGTAGTTTCTTTGTACCACTACCGCATCTGCTCTGGAAGCTTCCCTGACAAGAAATTCTGCATCCTCTCTGAGAAGCTCGGCTCCTGTACAGGTGTTTCTATTTTCGGCAGGTTTTCCACTTTCTTCGGAACGACTGGGGCGTGTCCGCAGCCTAGCAAGAGCATCGTTAAGCTCAATGTTAAGAGCATTGATTTTATCATCACGAATTCCTCGTTCAATAGCCTGTTCTTCAACAAGCCTATCTCTTTCGTTAATAGCTCTTAGCGCACTTTTCTGATTTTCAATTTGATATTCAGAATGCACTTGTTTTACAGCATTCTCAATTGCTCTGCCTCGGTCCCATATGTGAATACCGATTAAAGCGACGAGAAGGGCCATTAGAGCGATTATTTTGTTAAGTGAAGGGGTGGGTAGCCCCAAGGCACCAAGAACGCTCATAGAGCCTCCTATTGTGTAATCCTTGCACAAACTTTCCGTTAACATAGCTCCATGCTGGCTTTCCAGAAGGACTAAATGCTAACGCATCACACGCCTCACTTATCTTGCCTTCGTTGAATAAACGAATGGCTCTGCTGTTACACGCTCCACTCACTCCCACATTGTAGGCAAAGAGCGTAAAGGCATTGTAATGATGTTCTTTCATTGGGGCTTTGACGCATTTCAAAATCCCCATTCCGTGTTCTTTCACTTCTGTACTCAGAAGCTTTCTACATTCGTCTCGTGTGTATGTTTTGCTACGATCAATATCGTTTCCCGTATATCCATAACAAACTGTCACCACTCCACCAATGTCTTCGTAGGGAACTAATCTTTCCCCTTCCCAGAGAGCTGTTGAACCAATTAGAGCAGCACTTGCTACTCCGATGAGCCACTTATTTGCGGGATGCACGTTTCTTCCTCATGTCCTCTCTCACTTCTTTCCAAAATTGGTAGGCCTTATGTCCAACCATGAGAACGAAGTAGATACCGACGAGGACGTTAATGATGATTGGGAGACTCGAGATGAGGCTAGCTGCTAATGTCGCACTTCCAACTGGAACAGCCACCGCTGGACTCAACGCGTTTTCAGTAATATGATTCATACTCTCTTTCTATTTATATTAGAATACTGAAGGATATATACTCACTCCTCATTCTAATGAATTTATTCTATACTTCAGTATATTATATTATATTATATTATATTGGCTTAGCAGGAAGGAGGGCTCGGCAAGGCCTCTGGCGGACGGCTGAGACCACTGGTTGGCCAGAAAAGGCGAAGGCCGATCGACGGACCGGCCTTCAGGGGGCGCTTGCTGCAGAACGTATTCGGCAGGGCTGTACAATAATAGTATATCTTAAATTATAGAGAATATCTACACACACTAAAATATAAATATATAGGAGGAGCCATTTGTCAGAATTTTCTGGAGAAATTTTTTAGTTGCAATGCACCTAAAGTACCCTACCCCAACCCCCCTGCCTACCCCTTGAGTAATGAAAATCTAAATGAGAATGATTCTCAATTGGACTAGGAGAGATCATAGGGTGAAATGTCACCCCTCCCTAACATTCATTGACAATCTCATCACTCACCAGGCAAAATACCTATATAAATCAACGAGTTAACCCACTTATCCACAACATATTCTCTAATATAAACACACTGGCCGAAGGCCACGTTATATAGGCTGTTAACTTATCTACTATTTTATATATTGTTTGTAAGCTTGGTGTAAGGTTCTTAGACCATACTTCATTCCATCGCAAGGTCAACAGGCCAAGCGGTAAATAAATTGAAGTTTGTAAGGTTCATGTAAGAAATGCCTTGTATACTTCGATGTAACGAATAAGGCATCGTCCTGGTCGTTAGGGGCTTAGGCTCCATTGCTCATTAACAAGATAGGCGCAAGAAGTGACAGCACGTTAGGCCATTGATACCCGCCATATTGGGTTAGCGTCTAAAGTGTGATAAGGCTGTTAGAACCCTTATTCATGTCTGGCTAACTAAGCGCCTGTCTTAGAGCATACGTTCATTAACAATTGATAGGCATCATTGCGACGAAAGTGCATTAATGCCACATTCTGCCCGATTGACTGCTATTAGTAGGCATTAGGGGTATGGCGTAGGCCAGAGTATGCCCTGCCTATTTCAACCTGCTTCCCAATTTAGCTATACATCGGATGAATGTGGATACCCATTAGACACTGGTGCGCCTTGATATAGCATCGTCTAGCCTGTCAATTTGTTCATTAACAATTTAAGCCTCCATCCATGTTTGACGCACAATCAAGCATGATAGCTCCTCCCTTTGTTCCCTGTTATCCCTGTGGCATACCATCGGTTTAGCATAGCCTAGTGGACAGTTATTAGTTCGCTCATTCTGCGGGTGAGACATGGATTAGGCGGGTATCCTTCCCTGATTTCTCAGAATGGAAACCCTAGCGAGTGAGTGACAGTCGCTCGCTACACTTT